ATAAACGGGCGGCGGTTCTGTGAGCGGCGCTCATCAATGTAACTGTTCATAGCATCTTCCATTGTGCCACCATGAAACTGCGCAATGTTTGACACTGTCCATGCTGCGCCCCAACGAATAGGAACATCAACCTCACGGGCAGCTTCTGCCATAGCGTCAGCAATATCATCGTACAGATTTAATTCCCATGAACCACGGGAGCCAATATACGCCATTAAATCCACAGCATGCCCGTCAAGGTGCTTGGACTTCATAGTCTGAGATGCGCCTTTCTCAACCAAGGTACGTTGCTCTTCCAAGGTTCTCATGCCGCAGATCACACCGAAATCAATCTTACTGCGGTGAATGGCCGAGGTGACAACAGAGACAAGCCGCTCATCTAAGCCGTCCAGCCTATCAAGGCTGCGTTTTGAAAGTTTAAACATTATTTCTTACCTCCGAAGAATTTTGTTGCTGATCTCACTGCAAAACTACTCGCAACAATTACACCTAACGTATAGCTGTACCAATCCGGCATGGTGGCGAGCGCAGCAAACCCATTAGCTACAGCCTTGTCTGCCCATTCAAACGGGAGAAATGCAAGGATTAAAGGAATACTAAAAAGTAAAACTAAATACTCATCTTTCCAAGAGTTCTGAGTACCCTGGGCCATAATCTTTTCCCAGTCCGCTTCAGATGTAGCAGCCGACTTCATTATAGTAGCCTTGGCTTCCGCCTCAACCATCTTTAGGTTTGCATTCGCAGCTTGTGCACTTGCCTTACCTTTAAGCCATCCGCCAGCTAACTCAGCTATCGGACCTATGAGTGCCTGTATCATTTGTCGTACCTCTCTTCATGCACAACCTTGTTCGATGTTACTGTGGTCGTGGACTCTTTGCCCATCCATATGCCAAAAGCTCCCGTGAAAGCCCCGGTCACGACTGAAATTAATCCCGCCTGACTGACAGACAAGTCCGGCTGTGACATCGCCCACTCTAGGCAACGTATGTACATAATAGTCGTAACCAGCATCATAAGACGCGGTAAGACTTTCCATTCATCTAGACGTATCGCCATCGCTATCTCCGAATGTTACTTCAAAACATTGTACCATAATTGTCGAACTTGTAACTAAAACCTTAGCATCGTCTCTAGCCTGCATACATTCTATCTGGTTTTCGTGCTGAGAAAGCTGGTGGTATCTCAGGTCACTATTGAAAAACTGCATCCAGATTAAGAACCACATCACCACTTCTCCATGTAGCGACCAATCGCATAAACAAGCGCGGCCATACCGCTAACAGCAAACATGCAACCCATGCACATCATTAGCATCTCGACTAACTGTTCACGTTCCTTTTCTTTCTGCTTTTGTGCGGCCCTTCGTGCTTTACGCGCTTCAGCCTGCCAAGCTATCCAACGGTCCCAAGTACCCGGCGGACCATACAATCTGCACCAAGACTCCAGTTCACGGCGCTGCTCTTGAATCTTTTCAAGGGCTTGAAACTCTTCCCAATCACCCTCTGCGCCGCCTGTAATAGCTGTAATAGGGTTATTCTTTTTACGTTTTACTGCGTCTTTAAGATCGTCTTCGGCGGATAGGAACTTGCCAACATGGCCCACCATATCCTTAACTTCACGCCCATTTTCAAGGCACTTCTTTATAACGCCATAAGCCGCGTTCGCCGCCATGATGGTTTCAAGGACAGCCACAGGCTAGCCCCCTTGTTGCATCTTGTCACGTTGAACTTGAATACGCTCACGGTTCACATCGTTTCTATTGTCTGCGATCTCCTCCGAGCTTTCGATCCTCGCTGCTGAAGACGCCGCCTGCTGCTGCATCTTCTGAAGCTCGATTAACATATCGCCTTGGTCTTCTTCAGTCTTACGCTGCAAGTCTTGCTGCTTGATCGCCAACTCTTGCATTCGTATTTGTACCAATGGATCGCTCATGGGGTCGTTCCCAGCAGGTAGTAGACCTGGCAGAATCTCCGACATGATTTTTTCCATCTGCAACGAAATCAACTGCTCCATCTGAGCCGGATCCTGCATGTCTTGCTGCACTTTCATGATCTGCTGTTGCGCCGCCTGCGGGTCAATAGCCCCGCTTTGAGCCGCCAGCTGGGCTTGAGCAATGATAGCCTCGATCTCAGCGCGAACCATCTTCCGAGCCTTCTGAGAAACGTGCTCCATAACGTGAGCGTAGAACGTGCCCATCACTTGAGGAGACGTGGAAACCAGCGGAGTCTTCATAAACGCCATGTGCATCCGAAGGTGCGCGTCGTGATCCTGATCTGGGAACGTGTTTAGAATCTCACCCATCAACGCACGAGCGTTCTCAATCGCAGGATCAAGCGGCTGTGGTTCAGCAGGGGGCGGCAGAATCTCATCAATGTTCTGGACTTCAAGAGCCTGATACATCCTACGGTACGCCGCGTTCAAGTTGTGCAACTGCGGGTTAGACTGAGCCAACTGCAACTGCGTCTGAGCCAATGTAACACGCTGCGCCATCGAGAATATATTCGGGTCGCTGACTGGGATAACGTCTACACGTCCATCAAAGTCCGTCGCCATAATCATGCGATCACCGCCAACCACGTCATATGGGTAGCCGTCATCAGGCATGTTGTCCCTGAAGATCCGAGCTAGAACACGGAACTCTTGGCGTTGTGCATAATGCAGCCGCTTGTGGATGGCGGACATAACTTTCATGCCGCGCTCCAGCATAGCCACTGTAGTCCCCACAGGAGCCGCTGAGTTAGTGTCCCCTGTCTGTTGGTCTGCCAGTGAAACAAAACGCCTTCCGCCCTCTATGAGGACGCCTAGAAGCTGCGCAAGAGTAGCCGATGGTTCTTTGTACGGCAGTGGGATAATCGCATCCCGTATGTTGCCGCCGGGAGCGTCAATGTCTCGCCATTCTCCAGGCTGTAAGGGCTCATCGTCATTTCGAACCCTTACACCCCGAGCCTTGAACCCAGCAGGGAGGTTTGCCAAGGTTCCGGCGTCGATCAACTGGCGAAGAATACTCGTAGCAGCGCGGCCCAAACCACCAATCATGTGGATCAAACCGAAACCGTAGAACCCTAGACCAGGCATAAACTTGTAGTGGACGAAGTATTGCTGCTTCTTAGCAATCCCACCGCCCTCTTCAAAGTTACGACGAACAGACAGGATGTGCCCCGAACCCTCATCCAACGTAACAATGTACGGTATAGCTACTCCGGTAGGCTCTCCATCAGGAGCCATATCCTCAAATCCCTCGATGTCTAAGTCCACATGCATCTCAAGAATAGTGTAAACTTCGTCTGAGTAAGTACGCGACGTGCCTTGTATCTCGTCAACCTTCTGACGAACATCGCTCTCGTGGTTAAACGCGCTTAACTCTACGTCTCGGTAGAAGCCAGCTAACTGCATCTTGCGGATTTCATTCCCATCCATGCGAAGAACATGCGTAACACGAGAAGCTGTCGCCAGATCAGAGGCAGCGTAAGGTACAACCAGATCCTGTGCAGGGATAAACTTGGATACAGCCCGCTGTTTTGCCTCGTCAAAGTAAACTTTCTTAAACGTAGAGCCAGATAGCGGTAAATAAAACAACAACTGGTCCATGTCTGGATCAAACTCTTCCATGACCTCCATAATCTGGTAGTTCATGAAGTCTTTAACCCGAGCAGCCTGTTCTTCCCGAGCTACATCCTGCAAACCCAAGACCTGAGTCTTGACTGGGCCACCAGATGGCAGGAGCTCCTTGTAGGCCTGTGCCTGAAACTGTGTGACGCTCTCCGCGATCAACGGGTGAGTAACCCCCGATGCCCCTTGGAAAGGTTGTGTGCGCTCGTCATACTTAACGCCAAGCTGGTCTAGACCCTGAGTGTAGGTTTCTTCCCACTCGGAACGAGACTCCATGTCATCTTCATAAGACGCCCGAAGGTCAGAAGATATCTCCCCAAGGTAGCCATCCTCCAAGAAATCAGCCAGGTTAGCGTTGTGAGGGATCTGTGCTTCTTCCTCGGCTCCCTGAATCGCCTCTGCCAAGGCTTGAATAATTGCGCCACCCTGACCGTCGTCTAGAACTTCGGCACCACCAGCAAAATCTTCAGGCTGCGGCACGGAAATATCTACCGAAGCCTCTGTCGGCATCATGTCTTCAGGGGAAATTCCAGAATCTAAAAGTGGTGGCAAAGCCATTAGTAATACTCCCGCTTACGGCGATATTCGTTTTCTTCTTCTTCCTCACCATGAAGGGATATAAACCCACCTTGGCGAAAACGCATCAATGCTAGTGTCATGCTATCACAAAAGTCGTCGTGATCTCCATTAGGAAATGAAACAACTTCCTCTATGACTTCATCAGCAAACTTCTTGTCCTTTGGGGCCCACACTACACCAGCCTCGAACAATGGCGCAACCATGTGCATTCTCGTCACCTTATCACGTCCTTTGCCCGGCGAGAAGCCCAAGGCTGGTATTCCACGCAGACGCAACTCGTCAATCAAGGGCGTACCCGAAGCTTTCGCCTCGACCAGAACCATGTCTGGCTCCCAATACTCGTGCTCTTCAAAGGCTTTTTGCTTTAGTTCGGGGAAATTCCACCTACCGCGCTGCGCATCCATCAAAATTAGGTGGTCAGGCCCCCCTTCTTCGGGCTGAAAGACGCCCCAAGTGGTGATCGCAGAGTAATCCGCCGTTTCTTTCTTGGAAAACGCCGTGTCATACGCCTGAAGAATGTACTTAACAGGGGGGATCTTCTCTTCTTCCCAGTCCTGCCACCACTCACGCTTGATTATAGCCGATTCTGATGCCGTAGGGTTCTGCTGCCACTGCGCATTCCACTTTCCGACAGGCAAAGACGCCTTGATCGAAAGCAAAGCGTCCTTATCCCAAAATTCCGGCCACAATGGATTGTCACTCGGCAGTATCGCAGGAAATTCCACAACCTCCCACTGGTCAGACATGATATCACTGCCCTGCTGGGCCAATAATCTGCCTGTCAAGTCTTTTTTACCCCATCGGGTCATAACCAAGATGATCGTTCCACCCGGTTGAAGACGCTGACGAGGCCCAGAAGTGTACCATTCGTAGGCATTGTCGAATGCGCTCTCGCTTAAAGCGTCCTGTTCCGAATGCGGGTCATCAATGATAAGTAAATCCGCTCCGCGACCTGTAATCGCCGCGCCAACGCCAGCAGCAAAGTACTCCGCGCCCGCTGTAGTGCCCCACTTACCCGCGCCCTTGTTATCTTCCTTGAGATTCGTGTCCGGAAATATCTCTTTATACGCTGGATCATCAATCAAATCTCTTACTTTACGTCCAAACCGTACCGCCAACTCAGTGTTGTGCGTAGCCTGGATAATCTTTAATTTCGGATTGCGGCCCAAAAACCACGCTGGCATCAAGAAACTTGCAAACTCAGACTTGGAATGTCGAGGCGGCATGTTGATAATCAAACGCTTGAGCTCCCCACGAGCAACACGTTCAAGTTTTTCCGCAATAACCCGGTGATGACTGCCCTCGATGAAGTTCTCATACACATGGTGCGCAAACGGCATGAACTTCTCGTAAGCCTCTTCACGCAAATCAAGCCTTTTCTTGGCCTCGGTTAAGGCCAAGATTTCTTTTAAAGCTTCTTCAGGTAAGGCTTGTAAGTTCATACTAAGCGGGTCGTTGGAGCAACTGATTCAGTAGTCGATGAAATCTTTGTCTTGCTCTTCTGACCAGGGCCCACTCGACCTCGGTTGCCTGCAAGTCCCGTATATGCCCTCGTTCCAGCACCCGCTCGTTGTCGAGATGAAACCACTTTAGTAATCTTCTGGCACACAGGGCCATCTTCAGTAATCACAAGCTCGAAACCTTCTGGACACTCGTTGACTATGTTCCCGTCTTCATCAGTGCTTGTGGTGACTGGGACAAAGATGTCCGTGCCGTCTGGGTCCGCGGTTACTACTGGGTCCGCGGTTACCACTTCTTCTTCGTCAAGATCGATCTCTACTTCTTCTTCTTCAGGCGGAATATCCACCGTTGAGAACACAGTGGGGGTTACATCCACGGTGGTTTCAGGAATAACCGCTAAGTCTGTGGTGGTTTCAGGAATAACTGCCAGATCCGTGGTCGGATCGTTAACAACCGCAAGGTCTGTACCCGTGACAACCGCATTCGGATCTACCGCAACCGTTGCGGTCCCATCAGCGGCAACAGTGCCAACTTCCTGATCGGCCTGAGTTGCCGCTGCTGGAGCCACAAAGTCAGTGTCCACGCCACTTGGAGTGTCCAGCGTGGAAATGCCGCCAGTTCTAACCGAGGTGAACGGAGTGGAAGTGAAGTCTGGAACCCCAGACGATGCTGCTGCCTCCTCTTGAGCCTGTAATCTTAATGTCTCAGTCTGAGCATCAATAGGTGTAACAACCTCGTCAAACACTTTGATCGCTTCATCAAGGTCTTGACCTACGTCCACAACTGCTAGCCTTCCGTCTGGCGCAGTCAACGTAGTCGTCCCATCAGGATTTGGCCTCACAGCAATGTTGCTGCCGCCACCGATACCCGTAACCTCATCATCTAAGCTGGGGGATACGGGAGTGTTTGTCATGATCTCACCAGTAGGTGCGCCCTGAATAGCCGCTATCTGCGCAGGCGTAAGCTGAGTGCTCTTTGCCGCCTTTTCCATGGATCTAAGCTCGGGCATCGACAGGCCAGTAGCCTTTTGGATCCGCTTTAAGATACCGAAATCTACAACACCTGTTTGATTAACCTGATCGTTGATAACCTCTTGAGCCGCCATAGACTCCATAGAAGTTGTCATCGGATCTCGTTGATCCGTAATAGCCAGCAAAGCTTCTGGCCCCTCCAAATCATACGCAGTAGAAACCGTCGTGTTCTCACTGGCAAGTGTGCCTGATGTAGGACTCAGGTTGGGGTTCAGAACCCCTGCGTTTTTAGCCGCGGTAGCCGCTTGAGCAATGGCGCTAGGAGCAACGCCCACTGTGCCACCAGCTAGTCCATCGGTGAAGGCACGACCCGTGTTGTACATCGGATCAATGTCCGTGCCCAACCGGTTTGAAGCCACGTTGGTTAGAACCTCTTCACCAGTTTCTGTCAGGCCGCTAACAACGGGGGCCGCTAACACCGCTGGAGTTGGAGCCAACCTACTAGCTACTATCCTGTCGCCAAGCGCACCTACAAACGCCGCTGGCAAGGATCCATACGCCGCCGCGTCCTGTAAAGCAACCAAGGCCCGCTGCTCATCTCCACCATATCTTTGTAGTTCTTCTTGGAACTGAGGTGTTTTTTGAAGACTGCCCGCGTTGTAGTCTGTTTGCAAATTACTGCGAATACCTTCAATCGAGGAATCCCCTGCGCTCAACCCAGACGTAGCAAGCACCGCCGCGCCGCCATAAAGAGGGTTAATCGCCGTGGCACCAACATCTAAAAGAACGTCCGCCGCTTCTTGAACCGCGTTGTTCGTTGTAGCTAACTTATCATCGCCCCATTTGGTTCCGCCAACGGTCAATGCTCTGCCGTTAATCAGATCATCAAGAGTGGTTCCAGGGCGAAGCCTCGCAAGATCTTGCCGCTCCTGCATCTCTTCGCTAACTCGATCATACCTACCTTGGGACAACTCGTCCAAAGACGATACGGCAGGAGAAACAAACTCCGATACCCCAGTAACTCGGTCTTGAGGTCTATCATACTTAGCCGCGGTAGCCGCGCTTGCTGCACGGGCAAGAGCCGCATCAACCTGTCCCGCTCCGGAACCCTGCAAATCCATGATCGGATCCACAGTCCCACGGAAAGGGTCTTGGTATTGCGCGTTGGAGTCAAAACTCTTACGGAAATTATTAGCAATGTTCCCTGGAGCGTTGTATAAGAACTTGCCTGCCGCATCTCCGTAGTTCCCAAAACCACTTACAATGCCGCTAGCCTCTTCAAAACCGCCGCCCACAAAGTTGTTCGCTAAATCGTCAGCTACTCTGGAAGCTCCGCTCGTATCAACCAGAGTCTTTAGTCCCTTGGGCACATAACCAGGGATCCCAGACACAAAGTCTGGGTTGTTCGCAATAACCGCAGCGTTGTTCATGTCAACATCCGCCTGCGCCGCCTGTTCCGCCGTGGCGTACTCGGTGCCAAACGCATCATAAGACTTCTCAAGTTGAATGCCGGAACCCGCTTCGTTCAAGAAATCCTGCGGGCTGTAATTAGCAAATCCGCTTAGATCCGCAACCACGTCGTTCCCAGGCAACGAGTCGAGAAAATCCTGAGCGGATAGGGTTGTCGCAGGTGTGACGCCCGCCAAAGAAACATTCGCACCCTGCAAATCAGAAGCCGTCCGATCACCGCTGATAATCTGATCAAGGGCCCTCGCGTTGTCGTCCGACAACGTAACCCCGCCGCCGCCAGGTGTGACATACGTCGTGATGTTGTCCGAAGCTATGTCGTCGTTTAAAAGATCCTCAGCACTAACAGTGGCACTTGATCCACCAACCCCAAGGTCCGCGTCTAAATTACGACCCGCCCCAGTGTCTACCGTGTAGTTAAAATCACTGTTGTCAAAAGCCGTGGCCGCTGCCGCGTTGTTAGCCTCGTCCCTCGCAGCAAGGTCCGCACCACCGTAGTTCGCAACCTGCTCCGCAACAGACAACGGAGCCGCAATAGCCGAAGTCTTGTCCTGACTCTTTAATAAAGCCGCCATCGTCTCCGAATCCGGAGTGTAACTCTCGTCGTCATCCGGAACCGAGTTGTACGCATCAACCAATGCCTGCTCGCGCGAAGACAATAGATTCGTGGGCCGCGATACTGGGCGCAAAGAACCAATGCCCGCAGCGCGGTTTGCCGCAAACGTATCCTCGAAAGATGCTACCGGAGCTACCACCTTAGGGGGAACCACCACCGCTGGGGCAGGGGAACCACCGCCACCGCCACCAGTGTACGGAGCAGCACGGTCCACAGTTAACGCAGTTAACTCCGCGCCGTTGGTCTCCCAAGGGCTGTCACTGGATGCATAAATCTCGTTGATAACATCCTGATTGGTCTGTGCAGGAGTAAAGTTTGTATCGTTAGCAATCGCATAAGCGGAGGAGGTAGAGCCATCACCGCTCCGCCTGTCTTCTACAGCAGACGAAGTATCAAGCACCGGATTGTTAGGATCGCTGTAGTCGTTATAGAAAACAGTGGGCGCAGGTGCACCGCTCGGCTTGTCGTCGTTCCCGCCACTCGGCTCGTCATTCTTAAAGGTCCGTGGATCGCGGAACACCGAAAACAAAAAGGGATTCCAAAGTGAATTACTAGACATGATCAACCTTCCTCACAAAGTACGAACCAACGCAATCGTAGCCCCTACTGCTCAATATCCCATTAAAGACCCGTGGATCAAGCTTCGATGTCTGACCAACCCGTATGTCAACAACACCTAACTCTTCCGCCCACCGCTCAAACAATCCCAATAACTGAAGCCCAACCCGCGATCCACGCTTCTCAGGTACAACATACCACAAACTGTCGCCCGCTACCAAGTCACGACTGAAGAAATAAGAATTCGCCTTCCCAGCAAACACACCAACAGCCTCGTCTCCATCCCACGCTAACCAAAAACCATGCCTGGAAAGATGAGTGTAACGCTCCGCATTGTCCAACAAAAACCCAGGATCAAGGGCCAAGTGACTATGAGCACTCTCCTCATGAGCCAACTTGCCCAACTTCAATACCGCGCGAACAACCGCAGGACGAAAATCCTTAACAAACTCAAACGATACCGTGTCGAGTACTAAATCCTTCAACGCTTATACAACGAATCTATGCCACCAGGAGTAGAATACTGCTCAATAGCACCCGCTCCAGGTAAACCACGACGACTCAATGGACTCATCTTGCTACTCGCACCAAAACCGCGAGGTACAGCAACATTGCCCAAAGGTGTCGCATCCCCAGGTCCCTGCTCCGCGAACAACGCAGCTAAACCCTTCGCAATCGCAGCCTGACCAGCCTTGTCCTCCGCCTGAGGTACAAGAGCCGTGGGCCGAGAAACTGGGCGAACCTCCTTGCCGTTCATTAACTCAGTCGCATACTTCTGAGCATCCTTGGATATCGTGCCCTTCGCAACATTGCCAGAACCGCCGTTGTACGCCATCAACGCCGTCGCAACATCGCCATCATAATTCTCAATCAACGCACCCAAATACTCAGCACCAAAACGCAAGTTATCAACCGGATCATTGCGGTCCTGAATAGGAGTAACCCCAAAACCAGGGTTAATACCCGTCTCAGACATGATCTGAGTTAAACCAATCTCGCCGTCCTTGCCACGAGCCTTCGGGTCAAAACCACTCTCGCGCTGAACCAAACTCACAAATAACTCAGGATCAACACCATAACGCTTCGCCATATCCGAAGCTACCTGACGATAACGATTACTATCTGACATTCTAAAGCACTCCATGGACTTTGGGCCACGCTACTACATTCCCAAATGAAAATAAAGTGCGCATAAATTTAGAGGTTTTAGCTACTCTTAGCTCGGATCTCGGTCCATGGTAATAACTTGTGGGCTACATGCAAGTGGAATGGAATTAGGGCGGAGTGATTTTACAATACCAATATTATAGGACAGATTGTGTGCTACGCACCCTCTATATATGGGGGGCCCCCAAGCGGGCGGGCGCGATATCGAGCAGGATCGGCACCAGTTACCCCCAGCGGGCGGCGTGGTGCTGCTATGCAGCACGGGCGGGCGGGCAGATGCTGCGATGCAGCGGGATCCTGGATCAGATATTCGGTGAATTAATTGCATTATTCGTGCAATTAATTGCATTTAGTGCTTGATTAATTGCTCAACATACTATCTTGTACTTGTACAAGGACCAAACAACTTGGCCCTCTCAATTAAGGAATGAAAACCATGACCGTGGAAAAACTAATGAGCTCAATTGTTAAAGACTTTGACACTTGGACCCGCTCTTATGACATAGATATGGGCGAAGATATCCGCCAAGAGGTTGAAGCTATGGAGGCCGAAATTGCCAACCTCCAAGCTACAATCAAGAAACGCAAGGCGCTAGCAATCGAGCTTAGAAAGGCCGTGATGCTGGAGCCAGCGAAACCACAAAAGCGCGTTCCAGATGTTGCGACATACATCGCGCTGCACGGTCAAGAGGCATTCGACAACAACCACAAGCTCACGGTGCCGCGTCCTAAGTTCGCTTGGCTTGCTTAAATAACTTGTGCTCCGGTCATGCATAGCGTATGATCGGGGCATTACTTTAACTAAACAAAGGAATATACAATGGATGCTCTTTTAAATATCTTATTAGGTTTTTGTGCAGGACTGGCGATCGCGT